ACCTTTTAATTATGGTAATGGTGGAAGTGCTCAGAATTTTACTGAAACAATTAATATTTTATCTGGACCAACCACATCGAAAGATATCTACTTTCAAAATTTTGCTAGAGTATTATTTAGGTTTGATTTATTGGGTATAAATATAGACGGAACCGCCCCAAGATAATTAAACAATTGAATTTTTAAAAAAAATACTTTATATTTGTTATATGAATATTGGGAATATTGTATCATCTTCTAAAATTAATGAAGATAATTTTAAGTTATTTAATGAAATTGAATCAGTAGATAATTCTTTACCTACACTTATTGTTGGTTGGGGTAAAACTAAAGAAATATTTGGAGATAAGATATCCATTTTAAATAAAAAAATCAGTGATAATTTATATTGGACATTTTCAACTACCGAAAGAAGGGTGGACTATGATGATGATATTATAACATTTAAACAGGAATGTTATAATAATTTCGGAAGTGAATTGTCGTATGTTTATATTGACCCAATACATGATAAACCTAAAAAGATTAAAAAAATATTAAAAAAAATCTATTCATTAAGCGAATCTATTTCATATTTTACTGATAAAAATATGTTATATATCTTAGGTGAAAATATCGTTTTTGGTGTAAATTTAGAAGTTACAGAGTTTATAGGGATAAGTACCAATAGTATTATAACAAGAGTAGTTAATTTAAGAAATAGCGTTTTAATCGATAATGAAATATTTAATAAATGTAAGGAATTTATAAAAAAACTAGATAATGAGTATAAACTAGTTCCTTATGTTGTTAAATATGGAAAATACTACTAAAATAATTACATTAGCTTCGTTTGTTTTAAACGATAAAATAGATAGTTTTAAAAAATACCTATATAAAAGATTTAAAGTACCAAACGAAAGGATTTTTATATATGATATAGATGAGGACCCAGAAAAGAAGATTATAACTTTTAGGGTATATGTTAGAGATGGTAAAAGGGTTAATACAAGTTCCTTTTTCCCAACCACAATAATCGTTCATAAAAAGGGTGAATGTTTTTATACAATAAACGCATTAAATAAATTAATTGAAAAAGAAACTGGAAGTGGTCCTGGAAATATTAACTATAAAGATTATCAGGTAGATTGGGATAATTATCAAGGAAAAATTTTAATCGTAAAGGCAGGAGAATTATCAATAATGAATATTAATCGTAATTTTTCTTAAGAACATGATATTTATAAATAAACCAATTATTATGGTAGATAAAAACAAAGATAAAAACAAAGATAAAAACAAAAAAGATTTGAAATCTAAATTGGATGCCTTTTTGGAAGAAGAAGAAAAAGAGTGTGTTGGTGAAGAATGTTTAATTAATGATGGTAAAGAAATTGTTGAGAGAGTAAATAAAGTTTATAAAACTACCGATGGTAGACAATTATTAATGTAATTGAAATGAGTAAAAAAAATCTATTAAAAGAAGAATTAAATCGACACATGCAACTTTTGGAGTATACATTCTATATGCCTGAAGTGGAAAATGACGATGATGAAGATAACTTATTGTTTGATAATTCAGTCAATTTATATGAGCAAGATCCAATACCGGGTGTTGATACACCTGAAGAAGGTAATGAAGAAGGTGACCCATTTGCTACACCTGAAGAAGGTGCAGCACCAGAAGAAGGTGCGGAAGTTGACCCATTTGCAACACCAGAAGCAGGTGGTGAATCAGAAACAGAACCAGATATTGACCCATTTGCCGCTGAAGGTGAAGGTATGGAGGTTGCTGATGAATTTGCAACTGAAGAACCTGCTGATGAGGAAACAGTTGAGGTAGAGGTTACAGATATAGTTGATAAGGCAGAAGAAACAAGAACAGAAATCGAAGGACTTACATCCAAAATGGAAGAATTAATGGGTAGTTTTAGTGAATTATCTGATCAAGTAAGTGGTATGGATCAAGTTATTGATAAAATCGATGGTTTAGAAAAAGAAATTGAAAGAAGAAATCCCACACCTGTGGAAAAATTAGAAATGAGGTCTATGGATTCATTCCCTTATAGTGTTAAATTAACAGATTATTGGGAAGATAAAGAAGGATATGACACAGGAGAAGGAAATGATGAAGAGGAATACGTAATAACTAAAAAAGAAGTAGACGATTACAGCTCATCCGATATAAGACATTCATTTGATTATGATGTCAATGCGGAAGACGATGAAACCTATTAAGTTATTTCCCTCGTTTGACAAATTAACCTATAATGTATAAATTTATACTATTATAGGTTTTTTTTTGTTGACTTTTTAAATAAAAAAGCTTATAATTGTTTAGTTAGAAAAAATAATTTATTAATTAATTAAAAAAAAATAAGATGAGTAAAACAACATTAGAATCAATTTTATCACAATACGAAAAAAATAGTGATGGTGGTAAAAAACCAAAAGTATCCAATGAGGATAGGTTAAAAAAGTATTTCACAGAAAAACTTAAAAAGGGTGAAAATAACACAACTAAGTCATTTAGAATTCTTCCAGGAAAAGAAGGAAGTTCTCCATTTGATGAAATCTATTTACATGAAAGAGAAGTGAACCATAGATATGAAAAAATTTATTGTAATAAATTAAATGATGGAGAACTTTGTCCTTTATGTGAAGCTGAGGAAGCTTTAAAAATGGATGGTAGTAAGAAAGCCAAAGATATGGCGAAAGAATACACACCACGTAAATGGTATGTAGTTAAAGGTATTGATAGAGATAATGAAGATCATGGTGTTAAATTCTGGAGATACAAGCATAAATATACTGGTGATGGTGTCCAAGATAAATTAATGCCTGTATTCAAATTAAAAGGTGACATTACAGATGCTAGAGAAGGTCGCGATGTTATTATTACAACAAATCGTAATGATAAAGGACATTCTGTTGTTAGCTCTATAATGGCGGATGATGTTAGTTTATTAACATCCGATACAGAAAAAGCTAACGCTTGGTTTAATAACGAAGAAACATTTAGAGATGTTTATGCTAAAAAATCACCTGAATGGTTAGATATAGTAGCAAAAAATATGACACCTATTTGGGATTCGGGATTATCTAAATACGTTGCAGAAGAAGAAAAAGAAGAAACGGAAACTGCATCATTAGAAGATGAAATTAATTTACTTAAAAATGATGTGAGTACAAATACATTAGAAAATGATGGTGATGGGGTTGATACAACCACACTTGAAACTAATGATGATGAACTACCATTTTAAAAAAGTGAATTAATATGGCAAAGAAACCAATTAAGAAGAAAAAGACTGATTTTTCTAACATCAGAAAAAAGTTTTCATCCAAGGAAAAATATAAAGAACAGAAATATTTTGACTTGGGGGAGGCTTTCCAAAAAGCAACAGGTATTCCTGGACCAGCTATGGGTCAAATTAATATGATGTTAGGGCATTCAGATACAGGAAAGACAACTGCACTTATACAAGCTGCAGTCGATGCGCAGAAAAAAGGTATCTTACCGATATTCATTATTACTGAACAAAAATTTAGTTTTGAACACGCTAAACAAATGGGTTTAAAAACTGATTATGTAGAGGAAATAGATGAAACAACTGGTGAAGTTACTGGTTATTGGGATGGATTTTTGTTATATAAATTAGGGTTTGATTATATTGAACAAGCCTTTGAATATGTAACAGAAGTTCTAGACGGGCAAAAAGAAGGTGAGATACCACACGATATATTATTTTGTTGGGACTCTATAGGTACTATACCTTGTAAAATGAGTTTCGATGGAAAAGGTGGAAACCAACATACTGCTAGAACTATTTCAGAAAAATGGGGAATGGGTATGGCTCAGAGAATTACATCTTCGAGAAAAGAATCCTCCCCATATACGAACACTATGATTTTCGTAAACCAACCTTGGGTAGAACTACCTGATAACCCCTTCAGTCAACCAAAAATACAACCCAAAGGTGGTCAATCAATTTATTTATCCTGTGCCTTAGTATTCCTATTTGGAAATCAAAAAAATGCTGGAATATCAAAACTATCTGCCACCAATAAAGGTAGAAAAGTTAATTTCGCCATTAGAACTAAGGTTGGTATACATAAAAACCATATGAATGGGTTAGGATACGCTGATTGTAGGATATTAGCTACTACACATGGATTTATCGAAGATGATAAAAAAGCCATAGAAGATTATAAGGGAGTACAAAAAGAGTATTGGTCAGAAATTTTTGAAAATGTAGGTGATGGTATAGTAGATTTTGAGATAGAAGATGATGAAACATATATCGAAACACCTGTAGAATATTCTGATAAATAATTTTAGTATTAATCTTATAATAGTTATGGAGAGTGCCAAAACCAACTAAAACAAAAAAATACACACACACCTTATTAGTAGATGGAGATTCATTATTGAAAACCGCCTATCATGGAGCAAAAGACCTTTATTATAAAGGTAACCATATAGGTGGTATTTTTCAGTTCTTAACTATGTTAAGAAAAGTTATTAATGAAAATCGTTTTGATAAGGTTTTTATATTTTGGGATGGTCAGTTTAGCGGACGTTTGCGTCATGAAATTTATAAAGAATATAAGGCTAATAGAGAAAAAGATTTCTATAATCATCGAGAACCCAAAGACCCTGATCTATACATCCAAAAACATAGGGTATCCCAATATTGTGAAGAATTATTCATACGGCAATTTCAAGATGAAATAATTGAGGCAGATGATTCTATAGGGTATTATTGTTCTAATATAGAAGATGATGAAAAAGTTGTGATAATCTCTAACGATAGAGATATGTGTCAACTGATAGATGATAGGGTAGCAATATATATCATTAACCTTAGAAAAATCATAAGTAAGTATAACTATTGTGAACATTTTAATCACCATTATACTAATGTTAAATTAGTAAAAATATTGTCTGGAGATGCTAGCGACAATATAAAGGGGATACAGGGTGTTAAAGAAAAAACACTTATAAAGTATTTTCCTGAAATTTGTAAAAAAACTTTGACATTAAAAGATATTATTAGTAAAATTGAAGTATTACAAA